TTCATCAGCAGATTGAAAAGTCAAACCTTGTAAAAAAGTTCGTGCTTTTTGTTTAGGAACTTCTTTTGCTGGACCTGTTTTTTGTCTGTAATTACTTACCATATTATCCCAAGTTTTTTCACTCATTCTGGTAATACCCCTCGTAAGACATAATCTGCCTGCTGTTGTGCATTAAGAGTAGGCCAATAATCTGCCCAAATATTTAAAGCATCGCTATAATCTGCTGCTCTTGTTAATAAGTTTTCTGGAACTGGTGGTAAATTCTCTGGTATATTTTCCTGTACTGAAACATCAGGACTATTAAAAATTTGTTCTACATCTCTAGCTTCTGGCGCATTTATTGACGTTAAATATTGCTCATCTATCCCTGCTGCTTTTGCTAAATTCACAACTTGTTCTCTTGCAGTCATAGCTTCCGTTCTTGCTTTACCATAAGCATTGTTAGCTATTGCAAATATTTCTTCTCTTACATCTTGAGGCAATGATTGACCACCCCCTGTGGCGTTTCTAAATCGTGCGATCAAACCAGGAACAACTCCACCTGTGCTGGATATAGCGGCTTGCTCACTGTCTCTAACGACAGAACCAGGATCAAGAATTTTTGCAAAGGCAACAGTCAAAGCATAGTCACTAACACCGCCAGGATTATCAAAGGCATAAAGCATTGTCTCATAACCTGATCTTGCCTCATTTAACGCTTTTATAGCATCGAGACTGTTTAAATCTTTGTTTGTTTTTTGGATCATATCGTATTGCGTTTTGCTCAGAGTGCCAGGCATTAAACCACCTTCTCTTGCCGCTTCTTGATACAATTTAAAAGTTTCCATTGGGTCTGCGTTTCGTCTAATCATATCAGCGTAAGGTTTACCGCCAGGTAACTTTTCAAGCATATTTGCTGTCGCATTTCTATTACCCAAAGCCACTTCTCTAGCGCCCTTGTCTCTTATAGCTTGCCCCATACGCTGTTCTTGTGGCAGTAACGCATCTATAGCTTGTGCAATATTGCCAAATCCTGTCAATCCAGTAATCGGATCTCGTTGTCTCATTCTTTGCATCATAGGCAAATTAGTAAGTGGATTTAAGCTCATGTTTTTATTCCTTGGCTCTTGATACGTTCCTAGTATATTTTTAACATAATTTTGCGTTTCTTTAAATGGTGGTATACCTTTATATTTATCTACGTTACCCATCCCAGCGTTGTAAGCCGCTAAAGCAAAAGGCATATTGCCTGGGTATCTATCCATCATTTGCCGTAAATATTGCGCACCACCAAATATATTCTCTCTAATGTCTCTAGGATTAACACCTAACTCTTGTGCCGTAGAAGGTAATAATTGAGTTAATCCTATAGCACCTTTTGGAGAAACAGCATCAGGATTAAAATTACTTTCTTGCTGTATCAGACGAAGAAAAGTGTTTAACGGTATCCCATATTGAGATGCCGCCCTACTTGCTAATTCTTCTATTTCATTTCTTTGCATTAGCCCATCATACCAAAAGCTTGCATATAATTTAGCAAACCAGGGTTCATATAACTTTGCTCACCGCCCATAGGCACACGTTGCACACCTGTTAGACCTTGTGCAAAAGCGTTCATTGATTGCGTTGGTTGCCCTGCATAACCAGCAAACTGTTTTCGCCCAGCATCTATCAATGATTGCATTGCGGCCTGCTGTAACGCCCCCTGACGCCCTTGTTGCTGTTGTACTGCCTGACCCATATTGAAAGCTTGTTGCCCTGCGTTTTGAAGCCCAGAGGCGCTTGTAAAAGCATTGTTCATTGCAGTGTTATATCCTTGTTGACGTAATGCCCCAACTTTATCTAATGCTTGTTGCTGATAACCTTTAAGTGCCTCTGCCTGCGCTATCCCATGCCTAGACCCACCAAAAGCTCCTGCCGCTTGCGCTTGAGCATCTAATTGATTTTGCCCCATCAGAGCCGCATTTCCTACATCTCTTAAAGTTGTATCTACAACTTGTTGATTGTAAGGGTTCATCATAGATGCCGCCCTTGCCGCTGGATTTGCATATGTTCCCATCGCCATTTGGTTTGCTTGGCTGGCCCTTTGAAAAGGGTTCATGGCTGGTTGAGCCATCATTGGATTTGCGCCGCCTGCCATATTATTTTCCTCTTTTCTGTGCAGCAGTCATTTCTAACGCTACTGGTTGCATTGAAGGTGCAAATTGACCTGGTTGCCCACTTACAGGATCAACAGTAAATCCTTCTATTCTTTGTGCCTGACCTGGCCTTCTTGTTTGCAATTCGTTGACTGAGCCTTCATAAATCGGTGCTGATGAATAACCCATTGCACCACCAAAATTTTGCGCTTCTGGCATATATTGTTGCCCTTGCGTTGTAGGCATACCAAAAGCGTTTGCCATCATATCTGTGCTTTGAAATGACGCTTCTTGCATTGGACTGAATGCTGCTACATCTGGCCCATAATAAGGAACATAACCAGCTTCCGAAGCATCCCCTGCCATACCAACTTGTTGTTGCAATGCTGTTTCAAAAAATTTAGGTAAGGTTACTTTTTGTTGATTTGTACCACCTGACATTTTAAAATTCCTTTACAAAGTGCGTTTGTAATACTTTCCATCCTAACGCTTTTAATGGTTTTTTCCAGCCAATTCTGCCTGACATCATTGCCGCATCGCATCCTTGATCAATACTCCACGCTTTTACATCTTTATCCATATCTAATATTTGATCTAAATCACCACCAGCTAAAAACACATTAAGATACTTTTTTTGAGGGTATACCACAATTTCTGTGACAATGCACCCCCTTGGACTAGGCCATAACTGCATACGAGCTTCTTTTATACCTAATGCTATATCTTCAAAACTGTGTGTACCACCTGAATACTCTAATGCAGCTTCTATCCAAGGCCGACATCTTTCTATTTCATTTACAACAATATCTTTAGCCATCTAGTATGTAGACAATGCTACCCTCTTCCAAATTGCTGTACTACCATCATGTGCAGCCGTACAAATATAAATATAACTAGTATCCCAAGCTATCATTCCTGCAACATCTCCTGACGCACCGACACTAGAACTAGGTGTGGTCTGCTTCATAGCAACTTGCTTAAAAGCGTTTTGCGCTGACACGACAGGATAGTTTTTATCGTCATCCCATAAGAAAATACCGTTTTCACTAGGATTATCGTCACTGGTTTTAAAATATAACTTACCTAAATTTCTGCTTAAAAACAGATTAAGCTGTCTACCCCATTGTCTAATATCTTCGCCTAGAATTGGTGGTGTAACTGGCATTAGCGGTTGCCCCCTGCTTTAACTTCCAATCTCATTACACCAACACGCCAATCTGTAGCTTGATCCCCCTCAACACGCATTTTAACTTGTCTCCCAGTAAACCGCACAGAAGTAGGGTTGCTAGGATTAAATGGTCCAAAAGTTCTTTCAGTATCGTTAGGATTAAATTTAGTTTTAAATTTTAAATCTACATCACCTTGTGTTTTTTCATCAGTTATGACCTCAGTAACCTTTGCTATTTGATCACCGTTACCAATACTAACTGGCCCTGTTTCGCAAAAAATAGAAGAATTTTCATAGTTAAAACCTATTTCGTGGTTCATAATATCTGTTTTTGTGCCATGTTTAGCCATAAATGGATATGCAAAAACACCACGACTTACACCTGACGTTCTTGATAAATTACCAATAAGCCAATGGTTATCCTTAAAATCATAAGCGACATAACGATCAATTTCTGTTGCATTACCAGAACAATAAAACCACCAAATTTCACTATGTGCGCCATTTACCATTCCCCACACTTTACTTTGCTGTGATGAGTTAAAATCGTTAAAAACATAATCGTGTACGTCACAATTTAAAGTTTGTACGCTGTTACCATCGAAGTAATGAAAACTCTCTGCGCCAAACCAAAATGCCCCTTGATCAGTTGCCACTGCACTTAACCTAGATACAGCACCACAATTTGTTCCTATACGCTGAAATGAATACACATATGGTGGTCCAATGTATTGAGCCATGTGAGCATCAGTATCAGTTATAATCAAGGTTGCACCCCTTGTCCTAACACCACACATAATTTGACCAGCCGTAGCTAACTCTATGTCACCAGCTTCATTCGTTGCCGCTGGGGTCCAAGTATTGTTTGCCTCTTTATCACACCACTGAACTTTACGACTATTGCCGCCAGCACCTAATGCAAAGATAAATCGCTCCTCAGTAACAACTATACCTTTGTTGTTTATTGGTGCGTTTGTTAATGGTGTAGCAACGGTTTTCTGCTTAAGAGAAATATTATCAATATGAAAATCGGGTGTGTTGTATGCTTGCGGTATTATTTCTATTTTTACAGTTGCATCATCTGCACCAAATCTAAATATATTTGAACCAACTGCCAAAGTTTCATCAACAGAAACAGTATTGGTTGTTGTGCCAGTTACTTTTATTTTAACATTTGGTACTGTCGCTGCATCACTGTCTGTATTTGGGTCAACTAATGTTACTGTTACATCATGGCTATCTTGTGCATCAGGAGTTGTTACTAAACCAGTAACAGTTTGATCTAAATTGCCAGACGAAATTCTTTCTAATTGGTGAGTTGATCCAATGTCCTTTCTAAAGACATGGGCAGAACCAATATCAAGATCAAAAGAATGACCTGTTCCCAAAGTTGAACCAGAAGCCGTAAGGTTAATTGCAGAGCCGCCAGACAAAACAGATAACTGAAATGTATTTGTAGTCGCCCCTATAACAAAATAATTTGTTCCTGTTGTTAGACCACCTATATTTGTGCCACCACCATTGCTGTAAGTAACTTCGTTACCATTTGAAAACCCATGATTAGCAATAGTTATTGTTTCAGTTGAATAATCTATTGGCCCAGCGGCCTCTGAAGCAGTTACAGTAGTTATAGAATTTCCCATCGCCGCACCATGAATTTGACACAGATATGTCAAACCAGTTGCTGGAGCATCATTTGGAACTGCAAAAGTAACACTAGCCCCTGCATTTCCTGCCACCCCTGTTGTGGAAATTCCTAATGTATAATTTGAGCCACCATTTTGAAATATTAATGGGTGGTTAGCATTTGTTGCATCACTCATATCAAAAGTATAAGTTGTGCCTCTAATTAAAGTTATAGCTGGCGCAGTAACACCGCCAAAATGATATTTATTTACACCACCAACATTAGCAACAGTGACAGTAATAGAGGTTGCACTTGTTGTAATTGGATCAGGGTCAAAAGACGCATTTAAGTCTGGGGTTAAATCAATAGCACTACCGCCAGAAGTAGCTGCTAGTTGAAACTCTGAGCCAGAAGCATTTACAATAAAATAACTTTGGTTGTTTACTAGTCCACCAATATCTGTTCCAGAACCATTCGAATAACTTACCTCATCGCCATTTGAAAATGAATTTGATGCAACAATTTTATTGGTTGTTGTGTTTTTAATTGTATCATTATCAGCATTAACAGTGAGTGAATAATTATCAGATAAACCTATTATCGTTCCTGATAGTGTAGCTGTTAATTTAAAGTTATTTGTGGTTGCGTCTATAATAAAATAACTAGAACCAGAAGTTAAACCTGTTATAGCTGTTTGACCACTTGGAACTACATAAGTGACCACCTGACCATCTATAAAATCATGATTTGGTATAGTTATCGTATTATTAGTTGCACTAACTATATTTGTATCGTTTGCGTCAAAAACAGGTTTGTATTGAGCATAAACTGATACGCCACCAGATATTGACCAATTAACACCTTTTGTCCAATTAGCGTCTACCGCAAAATCACCATTAGTCACTAGCTCAGAACCAACAGTTACAACCAAAGGCCATTCTAAAATACGCCCATCATCTAAGTGAAATGCTATGAGATTTTGACCAAAGTTATCAAGCTGCCAAGTGGTGGCCTCTTGCGGAATACTATCACTAGTTACTGGCCTTGGCTGACCATAATAACCTGTACCATAAAATCCAAAACCATAACCAGTATTTACAGCGGCATCTTCACGTCCAGACGCTAAATCATCTGGTGTCAAATCGTAGCAAACTCCTGCGCCTGTCATCGCTATTAATTGATCATGTGATCCACCAGCAAGCCAAGCAGTTCCATCGTTTGACTGCCATGAGTGCATACCCCTAACAGGATTGTTTGAAAATGCCACTTTTCGCTCTGTCCAACCGCCAATAGGTTTTAAACTTCCATCTAGCCACCGAACCAGACTTCCATCACGCCAACGGTTTGACGCTTCGAACTCAGTTCCATTTCGGTAAAAGCCTGCTGGTAATTTTAAGGGTACTAAAGGCATTATGTTGTTGCTCCATAAATAGTTCCGCTATTATTTAGAGTGTATGAATTTGCGCTATCTTCTATAGCTTTTCCAGCAGCACCACCTTGACACTGTGCAGTTGTAAAAGCACCTCTGTAGCCGTTGCCTCCTGCTGCACCCCAGCCGCCGCCACCGCCACTTTCTCCTGTGTTTCCTCCTGCCCCACCGTTCTCACCAGCTTCACCACCAGCACCACCATAAGGTCCATGTACATTGCTACCACCACTAGGGGTGTTGTATCGTACACCAGGCAATATTCTACCGCCGCCATGACCAGGCAGTGATCTATTATCTTCAGCAGCAGACATTAAACCAGACCCACCAGCTTCAGCGTAATAAACTTTTGACCAAGTTCCGTAACTTGGAGAGTTTGATACGGAAACCTTCCATCCTTTTTGATTAAGCTCACCACCATAACCAACATAAGAACCATTTCCATTACCTGTTCCATATATGCCAAAATCAGCATATTGAGGGCCGTTAGTAGTGTAATTAGGCCACCCTTGACCTTGACCATCAGTAAAACTGGCATAACCACTTTCGCCACCGCCAGCACCACCGCCGCCGCCAGAGTATGAGTTAGCTGGTTCAACGCTTGATGCACCGCCACCGCCGCCGCCACCAGCAATATATGCACCAGAACTATTTGTAATAGTTACACCACTTACACCTGAGTTTATTTTAATAGCATTTCCACCATCCCCACCGTTACCTACTGTGGGATTATTATAACCAGAGTTATACGCACTAGTAGTTGGGTGAGGATAATTACCCCATCTTAGCCCAGAGCCACCTTGACCACCTTTACCTATAATCTTACCATCGTTAATTATTGTGCATGGTATATCTATTGTCAGTGCCGCTACTGTGGTATCATCTGACCAAACCCACATATTTGAAGGTATGCGAAGAGTGCCACCCGAAGAAATATAGCTTGATGCTGTAATTTCTTGCCTTTGAGCTTGACCGTTTATAGTGCCACCAGATGTTAGTAGTTCCTCTGCGCTCTGTCCTCTGTATTCAAGTATTGAATTAGTTGTTCCTGCACTTTTATTTATTATACCTCTAATATCTGCATCATTAAGAGCGCAAAGAGTTCCACTAGAGCCACCAGCCTCTATGTGTATTTCATTTAGAGATAAAGGGCCAGTGCTAGGTAAAGCCATTAGACACTTCCGTAAGCTGTTACGTTTCCTGTGACCGTTAAATTACCACTAGCATCTAGTTTCATTTTATTTACGCCACCTGTTGCAAAATATAAAACGCCGCCACTTTCTGTTATTTTCCAATTACCAAAAACAACACCACCAGAACTATCGTATACAACAGCTTTATTATTAACGACTGCTCCAGCCGTAGCGCCATCAAGAAAATCAAACTCTGTATCAGTGACGCCAGTAGCTCTTAAATCTTTTGCATAATTTAAATCTGCTTGTGTTCCTGTAAATCCGCTTAATTTGCTTAATTCAGCCGCAGTTGAAGTGACTGTTGTTCCGTTTATTTTCAACGCACTTAAATCGGGTGAGACTGTGCCAGAACTTCCATTAATGGCATCTTGTACAGCCGTTAGTGCCGTATTAGTTGTCTGACCCCATGTGTCCTGACTACCGCCCACTGTTGCTAGTGTCAAATTTAATGGCATATTAATCTCCTATTTGTAACACATATCATATTATGCTGCATCCGTCCATGTTTCCACTGGAATAGTTACTTCTGTCCATGTTGTTGATGGTATAGAGGGCGCAAACCAACCTTTAATTTTAAAATCTTGAAAGCTATAAGAAAATGTTCCTGTCTCTGCATTGAGAGTTCTTTGTGCATTGAGATCAACGTTATGACCAGTATAGGTAAAGGTTCCAACTTCAAAGGCTTCGCCGACACCTTTAAAAGCATCTTGCCCAGTATAAGTAAAAACGCCAGTTTCCGCTGAAATATTCATTTGCTTTGTAAGGTCCAAACTTTGACCAGTTAAAGCAAATGATCCGCTATTTGCTGCAAGTCCACGACTAAGATCAAAAGAAACATTGTGACCTGTGTATGTAAACGTTCCGCTATCAACTGGAAGTCCAAAACCATGATCTAAATTAACATTTTGACCAGTAACGACAAAGGCTCCAGTGTCTGCGCTAAAAAGTCTTTGAACATTTAAATCAACAGCGTGACCAGTGTATGTAAATAAACCATGCGGAAAAATGTCTCCAATAAGTAAAGCTGCACCTTGCATCGACAAAGTAAAAGTGCCGCTTGTAACTTGCATTTGGTAACCAGCACTAGAGCTTGATTGGCCTAATGTTGTTGCGGCTATCGGTGCAAAAGCTGTCATAATTTAAACCTTTCTATTGCCACTTTGGCCCAACAAACCAAGCTACTAAAGACTTTCTAACACCTTTCGTTACTGGCGTCACTGCGTGTTGCAGATAGCTAGGAAAAACTAACACTGTGCCTTTTGTTTTTGATGTTTCAGTATTTGGGCTTTCGGTTTCTGAAAATGTAAAATCACCACCTTCATATTCGTTTGGATCACTTAATTGAACTGTCACAGATAACTTTCTGTCTAAACCGTCTGTGTTGTTCCAATCAACATCATGATGCCAATTATAGTGACCGCCCTCTGACGCATGGTACTCAGTAAATTGTATGTCAGCTTTTTTGTAAAAATTTACATGAAAAGCATTTTGATTTGCCCAGTCAGCTAAATTAAATAAAACATCTTTTACCCACTCATGATGAGTAAGCCAACTAACACGACTTGACCTAACGCTATCATCGCCATCATTAAATGTTGACGCTTTTTGTGTTTTACCACCAAGTTTAATTATATTTTCAACTAAATCGTCTGACATTGCCTTACTAAATAGTTGCCAATTTTGTCTAGGTGTCTCCATCATACATCTGGTTTCGTAGGCCAACTAATTGTTTCTGGAAAACCTGATTGTGCAGGAACATCTAACAAAGCCTGTCGGTAGGTTGTCCACTCAGCTTGTTTGTCGCTTGACATTGCATTCCAACGTAAAGGATTTGATAAAATACTATCCATTTCTCCTAATAAAAAATTACGATGCATTCTAGCAGCTTCAGCAAGTTCAGCTTCATTTTGCTCTGCTGTTAATGCAGTAAAGGCTTCTTTATCATCGCCAATAAGAGTGAGTAAAGCGCTATTGTCTATAGTCGTGTCAGTGTCGGCTGTATTAAGAGTATACGGAACCCACCCATCGTTAGGAGTATTAATTTCTACGTTTATAATAGAACCATCTGCATTCATAACTTTTGCGTTACGATATTCTGTTATTGATATACTCATTTAATAAATCCTGCAAAATAAGGATGTCAGTGTGTAAGTCCAACCACCACTAGAAGCATTAGAATAGCCAACAGAACCCATTAAACGCCAAGTTCCACTTGGTCTATTATAGTTTGAGTAACCAACTGCATTACTTGTCCAACTAAAAGTGCTTGCTGGGTATAAGTTCCAAGAGCCTGTTGTGTGTCCTGCATCGTAAGCCCATGCGCCATAATAATAAAATAAACCATAAGACCCAGTAGTATCATAACTTGTGCTTGGCGTTCCAGCGTTACCTTGCGGACCCGTCGGTCCCGTCGGTCCCGTCGGTCCAGTAGGTCCCGTCGATCCCGAACCTGTAGGCCCTGTCGGTCCTGTCGGACCTGTTGGCCCCGTAATTGAGTTACCTTGCGGCCCTGTTGGCCCTGTAGGTCCTGTCGGGCCAGCTGGGCCAGCTAATGAAGCGTTAGTAATGGTTGCCTTTTTTAGACCGCCACTTGTTATAACTGGAATAACATCTGAGCCTGATATGCTTGTTTCTGTTGCTAAAGCATTTATTGCTGTAGCAGTTACATCCGCACTAGCTGAAACACCGTCAAGTTTTGTACCGTCAGTTGCTACGTTTCTACCGTCAACACTTCCAGAGACAACAATGTTACCAGTAATTTCTACACCGCCAGCCGCTGCTACAATTTTAGTTGCACCACCCGATTGTAATTTTCCAAAATCATCAGCTATTGAACTGATAAAAACTTTGGCAGTACCGCTTAATGTTATAGCACTACCGCCACCACTGCTTTCGCTTGGCGTTCTGGTCAGAGAGGTTCCACTACTGCTATAAGTTCCAGTACCAATTTCCCAATTTGTACCTTCTTCAATAACGTATGTAACAACATCTCCATCAGAGACACCAGCCGCTGCAAAGGTTTGGTAACCAGTGTCAGCCGTCGTTAGAGTTAAAGTTCCACTCCCCGAAGTGCTAGTATTCATCTTGGCTCTGTTAAATAGTTTTGCCATGATGCGCTCCTGTTATGTAAGCGTTAATATACCGTTTGTGCCAATGTCGATTGTAAACGTATCACCATCACTCAGTGTTAATGATGACCCATAATCGTAATAGCCGACAATCGGATCAGCAGGGGATGTTGGCGTATCGTTGTAAACAATTACATATCTAAAAGCTGCCACTGAACCGCCAGAAGCTGATAGAACTTTATCGTCAGCAGATAGTTTATAAACACCACCTGTTTGAGTGCTTGTGATGTTTGCCAACGTTCTATCAGAAAGGTTTGTATAACTGATTTCTGTTGCATTTGCTAAAACACCATTTCCGTCTGTTACAATGTTTGTTCCTGATGTGGGATCAGTTGCACAGAGCGCAATTTTAAACGTGTCAGCGTTCATGTCCATCGCGTTAGCTAGGTTGACCACAAAGTCATTTACTTTAGTAAAACTTGCCATTATGCATAACTCCTAATTTTAATTCTACGACCAGAACCTGACGATCTAGCACGTTCACCTTCCAGATTAATAGCAGAAACGGAGTTCAAATACAATGTGTTCCAAACTGCTATTCTCTGATCCTCTTGTAAAAATGGTGAGCTATGACTAAGCGAACTATACAAATAAGCATCTGGATAATGCGTTAATAACCAATTTGTATTATTTGTTGCTAAATCACGTATTGCTTCATAATACACCAACTCTACTGTGTAGTTTGCATCTGGCGATGGATAAACTTCAAATGCACCGTCAACAACCGCATAAAACTGTGGCCTGCCAAGCGTGTCCTGATTTTCCATACGCAATTTAGATATTTCAAACGGACCTACTAATTCTAGCGTATAACTTGGGCTTGCAGGAATTGTAATTCTAACAGGACTTATAAAATTAGTTGGCAATGCCGTATATTGGCTATCGACTGTAGCAGTTACCCTATCTTCCATGCGCCAATGCCGTAAATCTCTACTTAGTTGTGCTTCTGCAAGTTTTATAAAATCAGGTATTTGGCTAGTTAAATCATCACGATTTAATGTATCAGCTATAGAAGCCTGTAACTCAGCATAATTACTTAGTGCCATCAGTGTAATCCTTTACTTTTACACGATAAAACTTTTGCATAGTATCGGTTTTATATTCTTTAATAACCTCTACATCATATTTTTCGTATCCAGACATAAAACCTAAACCAATGTCATCTACATCCATTTCATACTCTGTCATTCGCCTGCCTTTTTCAAATATTCGAGCAAATCTCCTACTGATCCATCTCGCTTGCTCACATCCATTGGTATTACTTTTTGAAAACGAGTATACACGTTTGGACGATATATTCTATTACTTAATCCTAAATACTTAAAATCTTTTGCGTATTTCATAGCTCTATTAGTAGCTAATCTATTTATTTCTACAGGATTTAGTTCTTTTTTGTACTTTGCAGCTAAATCTTTTACTTCTTCTAAAGCTATTGGGAAAAATCTATCAATGTCTGCATTAATGTCATAAAAACCCTCTGTTGGATCTTGAGTATGGTGTATAAATTCACCCAATCCCATTTCTGGATTATAATTTGCATCACCAAAATAAGATTGAGGTGGATATTCATTTATAACAACTTCTGGCTTTTCACCATATTGCGAAAGCAAAGATGGATAACTTAATTCTCTCTCTTGACCTCTGATGTTTGGATTTGTCAGGTATTTACTTGGGTCTATAACTTCTAATGGCTCGTCAGAATAATGAAACAAATCAAGCAATCCACTAGCTATTTTCCCTATTGTATCTAAACCCCTTTTAGCCATTAATCACCCCAAGTTTTAATGATTTCTTCAAGCTCTTTTAGCTCAAGTCCATCTGGCATACCTTCTGGATCTACTGCCCAATCGGGTAATAAGCCTACTTTTTGATCTGCATAAATTGTATCTGCACCTGAAGCTGCCCTGTTTTGATTTGCAAACGGCCCAAAATTTACTAAACTGTTCTGACCTCTTGTTTCTGAAGCCATTGCCCTTCTAGCTTCTGGTGTATACATCCTACTATGCTGTAAAAAAGCTCTCTCTTCTCCTGCACTTCTAAATTGTGGGTTACCTGGCCCTAAATGCCCAAATACATCGTGAACAACTCTAAATGCGTCGTTGGCTACAGCATCTTCTTTATCACCTATAGTGCCAACCTTTGTAAGCATTGGGTTTGCAGAAGCATCAAAGTTAGGATTACTACCGTAACCAAAATCTGTAGGAAACACTGTTAAGTTTTTGTTTTCTACAATATCTTTGTATCCTAACGCTGGAGAAGCAGCATAAGGATCATCCATACCTGGCTTTAGAAACGTAAAGTTTATACCTGTATCTTTCAAAGCATTGTATTGTGCCATTGTTTCTTCAATCAACGCCTCGTAAGCTTTTTTAACTTCAGGATCATTGGGTTTGTTCTGCATTTTTTCATATGCAGCTGCTATAAGTTGCGCTCTTTTTTTATCTTGATCTGGGTAACGAAAGTAATCTGGAACATCTATACCCTGATCTTTTAAATATTTTTCTTCAGCATTTTTTATTTCAGCTATTTCCCTAGAAGAAAACCTTTCATCATCTATACGAACTGCCGATGGCTTTCCTGCTTTACCTACCATGTTAGCATCTGGGTTTGTTTCTAACGTTTCTCCTAAAAGATACGGCCTAGCTTTTTTTCCTACAAGATTAGCATATTCACTAGCCTTTTGTATTGCGCCAGCATAAGGAGCAACAAACATATCTACAGGAGCTTCTAAACCCAATGCTAATAAGTCTCTGTTAAGCCTATCACTAGAGCTTTCTTTCATGCCTAACTTTTCTAATTCATTAGACAAAATACCTGATGCCCCACCCACTGTCGCTTCGTAACCTGGCGCTAATCCCTGCAAAGCCCTTAGACCTTTACCAAGTGGATTAAGATACAGCAAATCTTGCATTATAGCATTTTTATTAACTGTCGATCTGTCAACGTCTGGTGGTTGCATAATATCCACAAGCTCTTGCATTGCGTCATTAAATACTTGACCACCTTTAGTTTCTGAGAAACCTCTGGTATTCCTATCTCTTGTTATATAATCCCAAATGGAGGCCATTATAAACCAGCCCCTGATAAATATTCTTCTATTTCTTCTTTTGTTACGTCAGGCTTCTGTAGTAATTGGGCCATACCTACACTAGCTGGAACGACTGATGCTGATAAGTTTCTAAGATGTCTAAATTCAGGATCAAATCTGGCAAATGGTGATCTTACATTAGCACCACCTCTTACAATAATATTTTCTGACGGTTTTCTTCGTTCTATCTGTCGAGCTTTATCTTTTGGTTGATTGCCGCCTATATCAACAATGTTATCTATTTTGACAACACTTTTATTTGCAGAGGGCATCATATCTAGAATGTCATCAGTAGTTGTTGGAAACCCTACATTTATCATTTGTCTTTCTGTTGGGGAACCCAAATCAAAAGTTGTTTCAAAAAAATCAAAGTCATCTTGAGCCTTTTTACTCATATGTGCTACTTCACTTGGATCTACATTCAGTGTTGCACTATACCCTGAAAATGGATCAACTGTGTCCAAAAGCCCACCTTTTCCATCTCTTGACATAACTTCATCTAAAGTTTTTCCCGATGTTTTGTCTAAAGCAAAAGGATTTATGCGATTAAAAGTCCTACCATAATTGTCTATATCTACAACGTCATCTGGCATTCTAACCAAAAAAGGAACTAATTGTCCTTCCATACCATACTGGTATGTTTCAGAAACAGCAGGGTTTTTAGAACCAAAAAATCCACCATCAGTTATAGTTTGTAAATATTCATCTGTTCCATGAATATATGGCCCTTCAAATCTATCACTAGCTGCCCTCTGTAATCTTGCTTCTGTTGACATATCTAATGGCGTAAAATCATACATAAACTGATCATCAGCCTGTTTCATATCCCAATCATCTACTAGTGCTGCGTCACCTTTTGCTCTTTTAAGAAGAATATTTCTCGCCATATCTTCAGCTTCGTTTTGAACACGAATTTTTTTTATAAAATCAAAGTCAGCTAAATACTGAAGAAGATCACCAGCAAAGTCACCAACAGTTGTTGCGCCACTACGTCTACCCATTATCTTTTCACCGATCTTTTACCGCTACAACCCCAAGCTTTTCTCCGTACTTTTACTTTAGGTGTACGTTTTTGACTAACTGTTCTAGCGCAATAAGCGTTACCACGTTTTGTGCCAGGAGATGAAACACGCCTATGTGTCTTGCCTTTACTGTCTTTGTAAGTAGTACCATCAGCATATTTTTTACTTGCTGGCACTTTTTTACGTTTAGCCATTTTCTTACTCATTTACGGCCTAAGAAGATAATTTTCGTAAGCTTCTAATATTTTATCGTTTGTTAAGTTGGGCCTTCTTTTAAGTGCCTCTCGTCTAAATTCTAAAAAACTCATACTATCTTTAGTATAAATATTATCGCTTGTTGGTATATTTGGCAAAACGCTTGTTGTAACCTCTGGTGTGCTTAATGTATTTATTAAACCACTTACAGGCATATAAGCTGGGTTAGCAGGCATACTCATATCTGGATAATCTGATTGCGTGTTTGTGTTTACATAGTTACTTGCCACAGTTTTCATGGGCATTTGGTTAGGTGTTTCGTAAACATATGGCGTTCTTGTGCCTTGATCTACACCGCCCAAATCATCTAAAAGATTACCCATCACACTAATCATTCCACCACCTTGGTATCGTCCACCGCTTGCTTGTGGACCACCTCGATCTGTCATGTCTGTAAAATCTCTGTAACCTATTTGTTCTCTGGGTGTGTTTTCTTGCCCATATGGTCTAACTTTAAACACATTACCTAAAGCTGACAACAAACCACCACCCTCATAGAATGTGCCAGAGGAGTTCATGCCACCACCATCTCGCATATCTACATCGGCTGGAACGTAGTAACCTTCTTCAGTGTAGTACCCATAACTACTATCGTTATTGTATTGATTGAAAGCTTTACTTCCTGGTTTTACTTGTGCTGTTGCACCCTCACCACCACCTTTAGGTGCGGATGTTCCTATACGATCTTGTGGATCAGCCCTACCCATAATAGGCGAAACATTCCTACCTGGCTTTAAATCGTCAGGTCTTTTTTTAGGCCGCAAAGAAACATCAACCATTTATTTTTTTTTGCCGCCTTTTTTCTTACCTTTATGATAACCTGGCATTACTTTTTTCCTTTCTTCTTTTTAGGTTTTTTAGCTGTTTTAGCAGCTTCTTTAAATGCTTTAGCTGTTGGAGCGCCTTTCGTTCCTGGCTTTCTCATTTTTTCTACTTTTTTACCAGAAGCTTTTTGCTTTTTAATACGTTTACGTTTTGCTTGAATATTAGCATATAATCCACGTTTTGCCATGCGCATCTCCAATACTTAAATGCAACCTAACACATTATGCTATGCCACGCAAATTCCTTCTTATGGGTTCACCCCAATTTGTTTCTGTTTGTTTGCCAACTGCCAAATAACGCCAAGCATCTGCACCATGAGATGTCCAATCGTGCAACGGTCTGCCACGCCAGGTTTTGTTTTTTTCGTCAAATTCTCTACGATATTGTCTAAGTGCTTCTATACCTCTATTGCACTTTTCTTCATCAAACCAACATCTGTTAAGCATAGAACGTGCGGCTTGAATTCCATCCTCAATTCCTAATTTTGGCGCAATAGTAACATCCTGTATTCCTAAATTATGTAATGTTTCTAGTCTTGACTTTCCTGTGCCAAGCTCTTTTACTTGAACATCGTGGGGCAAGATATGATCCATGTAGTGATAATTTTTGCTACTTAGTTCTTTTGCATAATGATCTAGCCCCACACCAGAATTTTCATAATAATCTATCACCCTGATCTCTTGACCTACATATTGCGCAAACCAAATAGATGTACTGTCACCTATACCTAAATCCCAAGCCGTAACAACACCAACGCTAGGATCATAAGGAACAGTAGTTATTCTGTTCTCTTCTAAAGCTGTTTTCATTTCCGTTGCGTAATATGCACCTACGATAGCCGCTTCAAACGAACATTCGAACTCTTGTTCGTATCTATCCTCACCCATTGTACGTTTAGCTTCTTTTAATTCTTCGGGATCTAATATGTTTGTTTGTGATGCTTTAAACATACCTGACCACCAATCGTCATTACTTTTGGCATATTCATAAAGTTCCCAAAATTCATTACGGCCTTTCGGTGTTGATATAAATGTAGCACTACCTTTTCTGTCAGCTAACGAAGGTCTTATTACTGTTGTCCAAGCTGACAATGGAAAGTTACTATGTTCATCGCAGACTACTGCGTCATAATAAAGGCCACGCATAGCATTATAATTATCTGCACCATAGAGGCGAAATCTGCTTCCATTGCTAAAATCTATCCTTAATTCACTGTGATTAATTTTAATATCAGGAATATCTCTTGTATACTCTAACGCATAATCCCAAGCTACTGCTTTGGCTTGGCTAAGATAAGGTGCAATATATGCTACCCTTACATTATCTTTATCTACTGTAAAACACGTTCTTATTAAATCGTTTATAGCTGCTACTGTTTTACCAAAACGCCTGTGAGCAACTAACACTGCAAATCGTTCTTTACGATTATGATATGCCTCAACTTCTTTTCGAGGCTTATAGTTTATTTCTATTTCTTCCATGTAAGCTTAACCATGTGTTCACCAGATGCGCCTGTACCGCTTATCTGCATGGGAAGCACTCTACCCATTAGTGACATAAATGATTGTGGATTTTCTATAGCCTGATGTTCCAGGTAATGAACCATACCCTCTTTCTTGGCATCTTCTACAAATCTAGGATCAGCTTTGCTAGGGTCATCATATCTTGCTAAAACAATATTCTGCCCAGCCCTGTCTGCTGCTTCTAATATAGCGTCTTTAAGTAGTCTTGGAACTTTGTTACCTGTTCCTTTTTTTCTACCAGATCCTTCTATTTTAGATTTTTGTTCTTCTTTTGTACTCATATGTCCGTCCTAATAGGGTACTACCATATATAGTGTAGATTAACTGATTTGCTAAGAAAAGGGAACCCCCACCAATCTACTCATACACAAACTAGTGGGGGGAGGCTCCTGTGTAGGGAGGGTTCACGAGAGAGCCTGCCTAACCTGTATCACAATTTAGCCTCTCTTCATATTGTTAAGATATTCTTTGTACGGTTGCAACTGTTCTTCTTTAACCAAACCCAATCTTACCATTTGATTTGCCATTGTGCCAAAAATATAATTTTCTCCTACATCCTGTCCTTCATTTATTCTTTTGGCATTAATTTTTAACTCGTCAGGTTCATATCCTTTTTGTTGCGTATCATCTCTAAACTCTGGACGTTTAGGAGCAATTTCTTTTGCTGCCTGACTTATTTGTTTAGCTGTGGGCCATGTTCTAGTTTCTAAGTTACCTAACAAAGCTTCCTCAAAATCACTAAACCATTCTGTGTATTGCCTGTTAGGAGCCAACTTAATAACTTTATCCACTAGAAACTGTGCTTCTGTTTTAAGTGCATCGGTATTGCCTTGAACGGCTCTAGGAGCATTTAACCTAGCTAACAACTTCATTGTGTTATTTCTTAGTTCGTCATTTCTTTGATTATTCATTTTTTTTTTCCTTTTTACCCAGTACATTCGCCATGATTAGCTTGACACAAAATTGCTTCATTATCAAAAATCCAATCACCTTGCCTGTTTACAAAATTACCTATTTCTTCATAACTTGCTGTTCTATCCACCTGACCTTTAAATCTTTGAAAGTCAGCTTTATCTTCTTTTCCTTTAAAAACCAAGCTTTCTTGTTTAGCCCACCACTTAGCTCTTTCTGGGTATAACTTCCAAAGTGTAGCTAAGTTTCTCTCTGATTTTAAAAAACATCCGTCACAATTTCCAAAACCTTTAACCACTCGTAAATCAAACTTTTGCTTTCCCCAAAAACTTAAAACATCTTTCTCTGATACGTTTGCATCATTAAGAGGATACCAACACGTTTCTTTACTATCGTCTTTTACTATTGCCCTGTGGCTTTCGTCAGCCCTAATTCCAATAGCGGTTGTCCATTTAGACCATTGCTTTTCTCTGGCATATCTTCTCATAGTATCAACTTTTAATTCTTTAGTGCAAAATCTTTGATACGGACTTGGCAACCTTCTTCTATGATGGATTAAAGTTTCAAATGGTTTTCCATCACGACAAGCGCTGTTATGACTTACTTTTTTAAATGCTGGTTTACCTTCTCTTATTTCATATTCTAACCAAGTAATAGGCACATTCCAATGAACGCTGCACTCATTAACAAAGTCTAATGTTTCAGGCATTTCTCTGCCAGTGTTAGCAAACACTACCTCGCACCGATCTGGTAATGATCCATTTGCTTCTAATATTGCATTGAGCATATACCCTGAAGTTCTACCGCCGCTAAAGTTAATTCTGACGTTGCCCTCTGGGAGTATGTACGGATTAGTCATAATTTAATCCTAACTCTTCTAAGGCTTTTTTCATACCATTCATTTCTGGTATTTCTATTTTATCTTCCCAGCGTTTTTGACGTAACCATGTTCTTGGATGAGGTATAAATTGTTTCTCTTGGTTTTGCATAGAATTACCAAAATCTCTTGCACCTTTTATAATCTTATCAGCATTTGTTTTTTGTAAAGCTGTAAAGAAAGATTGTTTAGCTGCTGCCTTACCTATTTTTCTAGGATAAGTAGTCCAAAACTTATCAAAATTCTTTTCATTTTGATCTATATTATTGGTTTTATTTCCAAGGTTTCTTCTTACAAGGTTATTCATGCGCAGATTTTGCGTATCCCCATGCGCAGATTTTACGCTACCCATGCGCAGATTTTGCGTATCGTCTGAGTTCTCAAGAGTTCCAGTAAGTTCCAGTAAGTAACTATTAGCTGTCTTGCCGCCTGTGTCTCTGTATTGAGCTTTTCTTTTTAGCAATCCTAAATCTTCTAAAGCGGTTATTTGTGTCTCTACTGAACGCCTAGACATCTCGCATAGTATAGCCAATCTATTTATGCTGGGGAAGCAATCGCCTGTTTCTGAATTATGGTGATCCGCAATCCAATATAAAACCACTTTTGTAGCTGGCCTTATTCCTTGCTGTTTCATTGCCAGTGCTGTCATATAGTGTGACATTTAATTTTTACCTTTCTGTCCAAATAACAATTTGCTATCTTGACGTTATGTGAGAGTGTCGCTTGCCTGTGGCACTATCCTTTTTACCTCAAACTGGCCCACATTAATTTGTGGGTCATTTTTTATTTATTAGATAGAAAATAGTCAGATAACACTTTCACTGTTTCATAATTTACATTGTCTATTGCCCCATCTCGCACACGATATACTGTATGACGAGACAAACCAGTAGCATTGCATACTTCCGCTGGACTTTTATTCTTCAGGCCATCCTGGATTTTGCCCAACGATAATAAATCAGGCTGTAGCCATTCATTATATTCTTTTGACACAACGTTCACTTTTTTTCCTTTTTTTACATTTATAGGTTGCATATAAGATACTAATGTGTATATTGCAAGATACAAAATAAAACAAGAGGTAAAAATGCAAAAAAGAATTAATTATGTTTCTCAGCTATTTATAACAACTGAAGTTTATAGAGTAGCGATTGAAGAAAATCTCATGCCCAGCACTTCTAAAGCTATTCTAGATGCTATTGAGCTAGGCATAGAAAAAGCCAACTTTTATGACAAAGAAATAGGTCAAATTGCTGACCTAAGTGATATTGTCAACAACACTGGTAACGAACTGGTTAAAGCTGGCATAGTCAAAAAGGGAGATAAATAATGGCTAAATCGTTACCAAAAAACCTGTCAAAATATCTTAAAGAAATAAACATGACAGAAGAAGAGGCAACATGGAAGGTGCATGGAACGCCTGTTCTCTTGCATAAAGCCTGTGAAAAAATGGCGTCATTGTATAACATAGTTTTTGATGTACCGACTATGTATGCTCACGACATAAAGGCTAAAGAAGTAGCAATGTGTGTTGTTGGTCATATGGGTGACAAAACAGCATGGGCTACTGGTGAGGTTGCACCGTATAATAATAAAAACAATTACCCATTTGCTATGGCAGAGAAACGTGCCAAGGACAGGGTAATTCTTAAATTACTAGATTTGACAGGTGACGTATACAGTGAAGAAGAAGCTGACGAATTTAAAGAAAGTAAGCCTGCACCAGCTAAACTAATGGACCTAGACACAAACGCTAGGGTAGATGCTGCCCTTACGTTTTATGAAGATTGTTCCGCTGAAAATTTTAAAAAATTCGAAAAGCGTTACAAGGGTTTATTAAATAATTCCGACATAAGTGAGCCGCAATTTAAAGCGGTTGTTGATGCACATAATAAAAGAAAAGTGGAGTTAGAATTATGAAAGTTATTACAATTATCGGGCGTCTTACCAAAGACTGTGAAGTTCGTCAGGGTAAGAAAGGGGAGTTTGCAACCTTTTCTGTGGCGGTTAAAGACGGTTACGGACAAAATGAAAAAGCAATCTACTTCGACATAATGTACTGGAACGCAAACTTAAAACCCAGTTTAGTTAAAGGTAAAGAAGTAGCTGTTACTGGTGAGTTTAGCACGAATGAATATAAAGAAAAAACTTACCTAAAAATAAATGCAACTGAAATAAAGCTGTTAGGTAAAAAACCTGAAAACAATCGGTATGCAGAGGGTGATAAAATAGACGAAGAAACAACAGAAGAAACGTCTAATCAAACACCGTCACAGGATTTTGACGATGAAATCCCATTCTAAAATACAAGTTTACATAAGAGATGGGCAACTATTGCCTGTCTCACAATATGATGGTGAGCAGCTAGAAGATGCCAAACAGGGCCAAGCTTATAACTTGCAACCAACAGGCAAACGGTCAAACCCTCATCATAGTATGTACTGGTCTATTCTTAGGAATACTTGCAAGGCTACTGGACGGTGGCCTAGTGAAAAACATTTGCATAGCGAACTGAAGTGGGCTTGTGGTTATGTTAAAATGCGTTGGAATTCATTAGCCAGCGCACATATGAGAATTATGGATAGCATATCTTTTGACGATATGAGCCAGCAAGAATTTAATCAGTATTTCGAATTGTCTATGCAAAAACTGTCTGAGGCTGTGGGTTATGATGTACTCGAAAGTGTATGAAAACCAACAAGACAAAAAAAATGAGGAAGAACTAGCTGGGCTTTTGGCAAAAAAATTTAAGTGTGATATGCTGCCAGAGCCTAAGTTTAGTTACTTCGATTATGTAGCGCACAGAAATAAACGCCCTGTTGCTATGATAGAAATGCGAAAACGCAGTCACGAATATTCTAAATACCCAACAATAATGATGCCGTTACAAAAACTTACAGCTTATCATGCTGTAAAAGGCATAATGAATTTACCATGTTACTTTGTTGTTCAGTGGAAAGATTATGTGGGCTACGCTGACTTTGACGATTTTATCATAGAAGCCGATTATCGTATCAGTGAAATATCACATAACAGAAGAGGTGATTTGCGGCAAGAAATAGTATCTCACCTACCGAAAGAAAAAGTAAAATTAATACATAAGGGAGATTTAATATGAATATAGAAGAACAAATAGAAAAAGATGAATTTTCAGTCAAGTTAAGTTTGGCTTTAAAATCTATCTGCCCAACAGAAGGACCATTTCCTAGAAAGCCAGAGATGCAAGTTAAGAAAAAGATTATTATCGAAACAAGAGATGGCAATGAGTTTACTGTTGAAGAATACGAAAAACAAAGAGGTGAGATTGATTGGGTAGACGAATTATTATATTTAAAAAACAGAACAAGAATTATTAATTGTTTGGCTAACGAATTTGATAGTAATTTACTTAAAAGTAATTGTTGGGATAAAAAAATACACGAAAGAATTGCTCCAAAAGAAAAAAGAATATTGGATTTAAACAACCCAAAACATAGAAAAAAAGTGCGTCAAATGAATACTAAAAAAATTAATAATTTCGGCAAAACTTGCAAACTTGAATTAAATAGATTTTTAAACGAACATTGGCCCTGGGATAATTATGAGTAATTTAACTAACAGACCGCCGCTAGGATTAAAAAAACCTAAACCTAAAAAAAATCTTATGTTTCTTAAAAATGTACGGCAAATGAAATGTTGCGTATGTGAGCGATTTCAAGAGGTGCAGCAATCACCAACAACAGCCCATCACCCAATACATGACAGGCACAGCACTCGTAAAAGGCCAGACGATGAAGCTATCCCCCTCTGTGAAGGACACCACCAAGGTTTATGGGATAACTCCAAGATTGCCATACACAAAGAACCTAAGTTGTGGCAAGAGACTTATGGACCCGATTGGTCTTACTCTGTCCAAGAAACAGCTAAGTAAAGCACTGGCCCCTTGTCAGGATGACAATAAATTTTTTGAGCTTCGATGCTTGTCACTTGTTTATCGTCTAAGATTATACCATCCATACCGCTTATACCGTCCTTGGCAATTTTAACAATATTATCCAAATCAGGTTTGCAAATAGGTTTAATCGCTCCGTATTCTGCTTCCAGCCTTTTGATCTTGGGCCATGATTTAGGTATGTCCATAAACGCTACAACTTTTAAGTGACAAAATTTACCTGTAGGTTTTAGCTTCATTTCTTGCATTTTAGCCCAGGCAGCAGCTTGCAAGCGTTTTTCATATTCCCTTGTTTTAGTTGGGGTATATGCGTGACCTGTCTTGGTAAATCTTGGCCTGCCCTTACCTATTGGTTGTCCAGATATTTCTATCTCAACCTTATGCAAAACTGTATTCATAATTCTGCATAAGGTGTTTTCTAAATATTTACAATTATCTCTTACCGAAAAAAGAGGTCTAACCTTTTTGCTAAAGTTGTAACTTGATCTTCTTTTGGTTTGGAAGATTTTTTAGGTTTTTTGACTTTTTTCTCTTTGTCAAAAATTACATCTAAAGCAGATTTAACTTCTGTCATGTTTGATTTTCTAACAATAACTTTTTCATCGCTATCAGATCCAAGCCACTCACCATTGCCATGATATTCGATAAACCCTTGTTTATATCTCCACATATTTTCCATATTTTTTACTTTTTCCATATTGTCTCCTTTTTACCAATATAATTACATTGTATCATATAAGATACATGATGTCAACCCCCCTTTTTTTGCTCCCCTAAAATTAACTACTTGACAATGTGTATCACTTGTGCTACTGTAGTGTTAAAGGTAAAAAGGAAATAACGATGAATAAAGAACAGTATAAATTATTTATAGCTAACATTGTTAAAGACGCTTTGGTTTTTCTTGATGATACGCCTTTTAAATTAAATGCTCATTGCAAAAAGAAAGCGTTAAAAGTTTTGAAAGTTAAACAGGCCAATAAAGGATGTAGTTGGGGTGGCACAAACACCATCACAATAGAAACTAATGGCTGGCAAATTAAAAATGTAAAAGCTGGCGAACATTTAAACCATTTTGAGAAATTCAAAACAGATAAATATAAAAAAGATGGTTACGTTTATTATAGCGAATATCGTTCATATAGCGATGACCCTAGATGTGGTGGTATGTTTGTTAAAAATGGTGACATTTATCATGGTCACTTAATTTGCGTTCTCCATGAGTTAGCACATTACGTCCAACACAATCTGAGAAGGCTAGATAGGAAAAAATATCCTCACATGAGAAAACCTCATGGTGATGGGTTCAAACAAATCTATACCAGATTGCGTGAGAAATTTTGCAACGATGATGTTGTTAGAAATAATTATATAAATAAATGGAAAATAATTTAATAAAACACTTGCAATCCTGTATCACCTATGCTACATATAATGTATAAGGTAAAAAGGAAATTAAAATGTTAAATGAAGTAACCAAATTTGAATTTAGAGGTAAAGACGGTTGGGGAGCAAACAACTTTTTTTATCGCTGCCTTTATAACAACAAAGAATACAGAGGCATGGTTCACCAAGGTACAGGTGGAAACATTATGACACTGAACGTCATTCATTGCGGATCAGACAAAACATACGGACGTACACACAAAGTTGGTATGGCTGTTCACAAGGCAATGGCAGATTATGCTAGAAAGGTTTTAGCTTAATGGAAAAAGATTTAATGCAATTAGAATGGCAATTTATTTTATTAACTGAGATTAGACAAGAAATCTCTAAGCTTAATAAAGCAGCTGGCGAAACACGTTTTAATCCAGCGTTAACATCTGAGTTGTCTGAACTGATAGGGTTGATGGATGCTGAGTTAATGGAAGATTTAAAAAAGGCAGATATTCATAAATATTCCTAAAGGGTGTTGACATTATGTATCGTAACTGATACACATAATGTATAAGGTAAAAAGGAAAAGCAAAATGCAAACAGGAATAAACAAAGATGGCACATTGCAGCCACAAGTTACTTGCACCAGATATAGAGGGTCTAATGACGCTGAGTATCAAATTTATCTTGCCTGTGCAAATGATGGCAAAGGTGGTGATATTACTCGTAATGGCGCACCATTAAAAACTTATGATGAATGGTTAAGCTCATGAGTAACGTATCAGCTGACATAAATGTTGAACTAAGATTTGCTGGTGACTTCGAAATAGAAGTCAACGCAGAAGTCGATAGAGATAAAGATGTAAGATCAATTTCATTATTTTACACTAATCCTATGACAAAACGCTGGCGCAGAATAAGCGATAGAAACCCAAGGGTTGATGCTTATATTCTCAAACATTTTGATGACCAGATCAACGAAGCTATTTGCTCTGCAACTATCGACACTGATGATACAGAGTATGATTTGTCAAAGGATAGTTACTAATGGCTAAAAAGATAAAAGTCGAACTGACTGAAAATCAATATATGACGATTTCAGAAGCGTTAGAAGGCCATTGCCTTGATATAATGGGTGGTGAGTACATAGACAGTCAAATTGCTACAGAAAACAGAGTAATTAATAACGCTCTTACGGCTATGACTAAAGGTTATAAAGAATGGAAGAAGTAGAGTGTGACTGCTATGGTTGCGTCACCATGCGTAAACCTTGTATTAATGAAGTTTTTAGTAAGAAAAAATTAAACAAAGCAGAGGAAGCAGAATATATATTTTTAAAAAGTGAAGTCGATAAATGGGCAGATGAACTCTATCGACTTGACGCCCATCCCAATGTTGTAACAAATCTTTGGGTAGCAAGAAAAGAACTGTCAAAGTTCACAAGTAAAAAGAGGAAAGAAGGAGTAAACATATGATAGATCAACGTTTAGTGTTGGCTAAAGAATTAGGCCGTATGCCTACTGAAGCAGAAATCGGTCAGAGGATGAAAGATTTTACAGCTTCACACGATAAGCTAAACCACCACACAAAAATGAATAAGGTGGTAAATCATCTTACAGAAAAAGCAAAAGAAGAAGCTAATAAACATCGTAGGCAAACAAGCATACAGGCTTCTCCAAGAGTGCGAACAATAAATATATTGATCCACTATAATTTAAACGCCAAGCAAATTGCTAATGCTTTAAATCTAACTGTTAGAACGGTCAGAGACACTATTTACCGCTACAAATTGCCAAGAGAAGAGGTAAAGCCAATAAAAGGTAAGTGCGGTCATAAAGATATAGTGGGGATATAACGTGGATTATTGGACGCTTCTCACGCTAGGCTATCAGGTGCTTGAGCATACTATGTATGTCAGCATTTGGTTTCCTAATGAAGAGGATTGTTGGAGCGTGTTACTGAATAATAATACGCTCTATGATCAAATAAATGCTCAAGAAGGTTATTGTGATGTTAGCGAGGTCACATCACGATTAGTTAAACCTAAATTAAGACCTTGGTAATTAAAGCCAAGCTTTTACAGAAAAACATGGGCAGGCTTTAGAAGCATATTCATTATGCCCAGACACTTTGGTAATGCTTGGAAACTTCTTTTTGTAATCTTCTATTAGCTGGCGCAATGACGCTTCCTGTTCTGGTGTAAAGTTGTCAGCAAATTTTCCGTCAGCAATGCCGCCTCTACCACCAACCAGGCTTACCCCTATGGTGGTCTTGTTTCGGCCCCCTACGTGCGCTCCTGTGCGCTCTACAGGGCGTCCGTAGCCTATTGCGCCATCTCTATGTATAACGGCATGGTAGCCTATGTCAGACCACTTGCGCTCTTCAACGTGCCATCTGCGTATTTCTGTAACGACATCATCAACAGAATTGTTTTGCATCCAGCTAGGGTTTGTTGCCGTAGCGTGAATTATTATTTCGTCTATATCTCTCATTTTTTACTATCCGTTCCTTTTAGTTTGTCGAATGATCTAGCGCCAGCCATGCCTAACATTCCTAATAAAAGAGGCATCATAACTGACATATCAGCTTGCGGAATAATGACACCGAAGCCAGCGCAAATTGGGCTAACAATGTAATTTACACCTAACCCTATTCCACCCAGCCATCCGATAAGTGGACGCCAGGACGATTGGAACCAGTTGCCCTTCGCGTCAGCTTTCAATATTTCTAGCTGTGCTAATGCAAGCTCCTGAGAATGGCGATCTGCCATTGTAGCCACCTCATGGGCTAGTTTAGCAGCTTGATCTTTGTCCTGTATCACCTTCCCAAGTAGGCCGCTTACAGGCTCTATAAGCTTGTCTATCATTGGTTTTTCTCCCTAATTGCGTTTACACCCATATAGCCTACAACGGTTCCTGACCCAGCGACAACATAAACACTAGCTATGTCTGTAATCAAAGATGCTGCTGTGTCAAAACCTAAAACAGAGGCCAAGAGAATTATGAAAGGATACAGCACTAAACCAATCGCTATCATGGTAACTAATTTACGTTCTAAATTGCGCTTGGCATCATTGTCATACATGACAAGTTTTTTGTTCTCATATTCCAGCTTGCCAAATTCTTCTTTAGATAATGAACCGTTTTTATCGGTATCTAGCTTGTCGAACTCTGTCATTTGCGTAATTCTCCACTATACGCCTATTATAGCCAAGAATAATCAATCGTCCACGTTTATCATATGCAGCCCATTTTTTGCCATGTTCAACTATTGCTGGGTCATAATCTCCAAGCACAAAAGCTCTTGGCTTGAGTGGTTTTTCATTACTTTCGCTTTCTTTTTTTCTTCTAGGCATTCGTCCATACTTGGAAATGTAGCTATTTGGTAAAAACGTAAATTATCTGTATTTACAAATTGAATGAAAATTAAAACATAAATCATTTGAAATAATCCCTCACGTCAATCCATTCCATATAGTGAAGATAAAAAACCGATCCTATGAATGTCATAATAAGCAAAACAATTATACCAACGATTGTAACCATTAGCTCTTGATTTGCTATCTGATCTCTTCTGGCTTGTGCTTCCGCTTCTCTTTTTTCTGCAAGCACTTCCCTACGAATTTTTAGCAGTTCTAGGTATTTTGATCTTCCGTAGGTCTGTGTAATCCACTCTTTAAGCTCTTCTTCAGCTTCTGCTGCTTGTCTAATTTTCGCCCAACGATCCAGCGCTGTAGCATTTGCACTTTTGCTTGATACACCTTTTTTCTGTAGAGTTTTCTTTGCTTGGTCAGTTGCGTCAAAAAATTGCCCAATTTGTTTTGACAAACCAGCCACAGTTTTGCCTGCGGCAAGCCCTGTCTTTATGCCTGCAAGGATTGTTATGGGGTCCATAGCTACATTCCATCAGAGTTCATAGGGCGTCTTGTTAGGTATTCCATTGTGTTTTCTAGAGTTTTTATTCTAGCTTGAAGTTTAACGATCTGATTAAACTGAAGCAAAAAACCTTCCTGCGTTTCATAAACTTCCTCAAACTCTTCATAGATTTCGTCAATAGTTTCGCCACCATCCTCTTCAACTTCTATGATGTAATCTATAATTTCATCTATTCGTTCTGTGTTTTCTTCTACGTCACGAATAAGGTTTGTGCGATCAGTAGCATTATTTTCAATAGTTAGAGTTTCGACTTGCTCTGTAAGCCCCTCAATAATTGATGCCTGAGAAGAAGCATACCAGATACCGCCACCCACAGTAGATACAATAGCTACCACCGCACTAGCAGCAACCGCAATATTTACCTTGGGCAGATCCATTTAATAACCGTTAGCAACCAATTTACTAAACTCACCTGACATCAGTTTTTTCTTGATGTAAGCGTTTAGCTCTTCGCTACCTATTTTTGCGCCACATTCTTTCATCCACATTTCAATAACGACAAATGGAATAGACCCTGCTAGTCTCATATCTGACTTGCGGTTATGCCCATCTATGTTGCGCTCTTTGTTAAAGTCTAAAATGCGCTGAACCTCTTGGCTACGGTTAATTACAATTTTACCGTCCTCATCAAAATATTTTGTTTGTACGCTCATTTTTTAGCTTTCTTTTTTTTTGGTGCTTTTCCACCTTCCCATGCTTCATTAACATCTGGTGTGCTAGGATCATCTTTCTGTAGTTGACCTTTTGCGTTTCTTGCTCTTTTAGGTTTAGATGCACCTATCTCTAAAGCCATGCCTGCTTCCACCATAGCTTTTCCTGTTTCATCATCTAACTCTATCTCTTGACCTTTAGCACATGGGCTACCGTTTGCCCAAGGATTTCTGTCTGACGTAATCTTTATTTTCATATCTCTCTCCTAAAGGATGGGGCATTTCTGCCCCACCTAATTTTATGATGCGTTAATATCTGCCACGATACCATGTGCTTTTTGCGAAGTAACCTGTAAACCATACTCGCATGAAATTAATCTGCGCTCTGACAGACCAGTTTTTGCTAATGGTTCTTGCTTCGCTGTTTGCAAGTAAGCAACCTCTGCATATGATGGATCAAGAACAAGAACATCAGGTGTATAATCTACACTTGATACGGTTCTAACACGCATATGACGGTTAGGCACAATCTGAACTTCACCAAAGTCACTACATGCCCTTCAGTTAGATACGCTACTCTCTAACTCGCCTTTCGGCTGCTACGGCTTGATCTTTCTACATACGCCGCAGATGAGACTATATCTTCACCCGTTCTGGGTGGCTTCCGCTTCGAGACGCTTGCCTCTACTCCCTTTCGGGATAGTCGTTGCACCTTCCTGATTTCTCAGGCTTGGCTCATGATTACCCATGTCTGGGCTTCCCATGAATTCAAAAGCTTGCATTTATATATTCCTATACAAAGACACTAGTTATTTAAAGACGCTTAGTTAATGTATACGTCTATGGCGGCGTTCAGTTTGCTATCTTCTGCCTCTTTGTAACGTGTCGCGTTACCAGTGAAGGTAGAGATTTTTTGCTTTTGCGCTGAACCACACATAACAATTTTAGGTGTAGCCCCTGCATTCCAACAACTTGCAATAACAGTTTTCAAAAGTGCTTCTGTTATAGGGCGAAGTGTACCGTCAGTTGCCGCAGCATTGACAAAACCGCTTTCACCAGAGCCAGAAGTTGTACCGTTAGCACCTGAACCACCTCTAGATACGTTAGAAGTAAGATAAGCAGGCAAACCAGCGGTTGCTCTAGCAGTACCAGATGCACCAGCATTGGCAGCTACATTCGATAGCAACATGGCTTCCATATCTCTCTTAAGTTCGGAAAGCTTATATGCAACCTGTTTTGCTACCGTCTGTGCATTTGCAACACCATTAACAGCTTGGTTAGTAGAAGAAACCTCTACAACTTTCGCTGAAATTTGTGTGTAGCCACCTTTACGAACAGCATTAGTTGGTGCTGTGTTAGATAAACCAACGTCACCCTCTATCTGTCTGTTTGCGCCAGTTGCGGCTAGGTCAACTTCACTCCACTCAAAGTAAGTGTTGTCAACATTGCGTGTTCCAATAGAGGACATCAAAATTGTCTCTGTTGGGGTTATAGAGGCCATTGCCTCACTGAGATCCTCACGAATTGTGCTTACATCGTAAGTCTCGTTTGTATTAGCTGTTACAGCCATTGTTTTAGTCTCCTAGACAAAAGTTTACGATAAGAGAAAGTCAGCAACACTGTCGATGCTTCCTGTCTTGTTCATGTTTGCTTTTGCAGTTTTTGCTCGTGTCGCTTTGCCAGTGACAGCAGTTTTTCTAGCTGATGGTTTAACTACAGTTGTTCTCGCACCTTCTGCTTTTTTAGTAGCATTAGCTTTGTTTTTCTGTAGTTGTTTCCATTTAAGAGCGTCATTTAATATCATAATCTCTTCAGACGTTTTAACAGTTCTAAATTGTTCTTCTGTCAATCCGTAAAATTCTGAGGATTTGTCTTTAAGATCAGTTACAAACAACTTGCGTTTTTCATCGTTTTTAAACTCTGGCAACCATTCAGCAACTCTCGCAGCCTGTTGACTTAGAAAGTTTTGTTCTGCTTGTTGGTTTGCAAGTTGTTCCTGTTCAGCAATGTACTGAACTTTTTGTTTCCACTCTTGCTGTTTTTCTACTGCACGACGATAATCTTCAACTGCATGAGAAAATCCAAGAGGGTCACTGGTTCTCAGTTCCTCTGACGGATACTCAGGCACTTGTGGCATACCGCCACTTTGCATTTGTTGCGCCATTTGCATAACTACTTGGCGTTGTTGGGTAAGTTTCTGACTTTCTGCTTCAAGTTCTTTTCTCGTTGCAGCGTTTTCAGCCATACCCTTTTGGATATACTTTTGCCCTGAAAAATCCTGTTTGAGTTCATCCAAGGTAACTTTTCGCTCTTCTCCGTCTATTTTGACATCGTGTAGCTCTTGTTCTTGCTGAACTTCAGTTTCTTCAATCTCAACATCCTCAATATCGGTTATTTCTTCATCAATGTCCGATACATCATCGACATCCTCTACTACTTCAACATCTTCTATTGCTTCGGTCTGAGTGTCCTCAGTTGCCTCTACAACTTCTTCTGCTTCAGGTTCAGAATTTTTAGGTGTTTCCATAATCAAACTTTCAGCAACCGAACCTAGATCATTGCCGTTGATTGGGTTAGTCTCGTTATCCAAGGTGCTTTCCCTTCTTTTCTAACAGTGTCAAGCTATCTACATCAGCCCTTAATGACACTTCTATTGCATTTAACGCCCTCAAGATAGCATGAGCATCCTCACGTTTTTCTACCTCTTCGGCACTACTATTTGCGAAAATAGTTTTTTGTTCTTCTCGCAAATTCTGTATAGTTTCAATGAACCACTCATTTTTTAACAATGCGTGTGATCTTTTTGCTTTCTGTTCAATATCCACTATTCATTCCATTCATCATTTGAGCATTATGCTCTCGTACCGTCGCTTGTTCTTGTTTCACTTCCTCTACGTCAACGGCTGTACCATACTTGCCTAATTGTTCAGCTACAGCAACGGCTAAGTCTTGGATCATTTTATCCCTAGCCAAATCATCGTCCATAGCTAATTTGTGCATTTTGTATTGATTATCCATTGCCGCTTTTTGCATAGAAACTTGTGCGCCTGTTTGCGCTTTCATTGCTTCAGCTTGTAAATATGCAGCGTTAGGATCTTGCTGTTGTTGCGCCATAGCCATTTGTTGTTGTTGAGCCATCGCCATCATTTGTTGTTCTACTTCCATAGTCATAGGCATAAAATAACGGTCTGCGTTTCTTATACCACCAACAGCAAGCAAATCAGCTAAAGTGTTTCGTATTTGTGTTAATGTGACCAAACCATTGTTAGGCCCATAACCTTGGTATATTTGCTGTTGTATACTTAGTGCTTGTTGTAACGAAGCGGCACGTTCATTTTCTCTGCCTGTACCTATACCAACATTACAAATTAAATCCATGTCTGCGTTCCAAGCTTGCACATCTATTGGTACAAACTGACCATTCAAACGCATCATCTGTTCTTCGTCTACATTTTTAATCATAAGGTCTAGCATGAGTTTAAACATTTGTTTCATGCCACCTTCTGCAAAATTTCTAGCAATAACTTCTGCTTGACCTGTTTGACCTTCTTGTGATGCCGCTATAGCTGTTGCTGTAGATGATCTTAGTACATCTGGATCAAGACCTTGCGCCATTTTTGACACGCCAGTTTTATTATCAACCAACTGATCAAAGTATTGTAAAGCTGGCAATGTAGCCCCTGCTGTAAAAGGAATTGCCATTTCTGTAATAGCATTTGGCGATTTAACTCGCACGATGCGTCCTATTTCATTGTTGAGCAAATCATCTATTGCGGCCTGTCCGTCAACCACTTGCAAGCCTGGATTGTTTGTCAGTGCCACATTATCTAAAACACCTCTTAGCATAGCTGTTGCTGCATCCTGATCATGCAAAACTAAATCAACTAATGACGTTCCAAAAAACGCATGGCTTTCTGGATCTACTTCAAAAATAGCATATGGTGCGCAATCTGCCTCAAAAAAATCTAAAAGTTTATATAAACCACCAGCGCATAAAAATTGATAAAGTTTGGGTTGACCTGTACCTTCTACGTCAAGCATCATAAATGCTGTTGTTACTGTTATTTTTTTAGAAGAAGCAGATATGTTTTCATCATCACTTTCGTCTGTTGTGTATCCTCTTCGCTCGAACTCTACTTCGTCATCTACAGAGCTATAATCGTCATTTTCCAGACCTTGTAAATCGTCTAGACTGTATCCAAGAGCTAACAAATCAGCGACACGCTTTTCACTGCTATGACCACAGATATAATAATTTTCTATACTACGAGCATTTCTATCTATAAAAAAATCTTCTGGGGGTATACTTTCAATACAAATATCGCCATGAGGTATTGATCTAGCAATTTTAACGTCATGCTCTGGTGTGTCAATTTCTACGCCAGCTTCGTCTACAGACATACTGGACCGCATCTCATGCTCTATAACTTCAACATTGTCATCTTCTACAATAACGGCAAATTCATCGTCAGATAAATTAGTGTATGTGTGTATCTCTGTTTCCATCTCCTCATTATAATAAACGTAGGCTATGCCAGTTTTCTTAACCATTGCATCTTGGAACACGTCATTTAACACACGATATCCGTTAAGTTGTTGAAATTTATAAGAAATAAATGATGTAGCTTGTTCAGCGGCTTGCACATCTTCTGGGCCTCTTGGCATAAATTCTACTGGCTTTTCGCTTGTCAAGAAAATTCTTTGAATAGAGGGTTTTAAACCCCTTACAACTTCACGACATTTAGTTGATACGCAACTACTGCGCCCTTCTTCATGGCCTATATCAACCTTTGCATCGTAGTAGCGTTGGGCCTTAATTCTTTGTGGCTCTATTTCATCATCTATAAAATCTACAGCGTCCTGTATTGCTTTGGAAACTATACTTTCTATTTGCGTTTGATCTAATGGTTCTAATCGCATTTTAGTTTCCTTACCTTACAAATCCTAAGTTTTCTGATAACAGACCGCCTCTAAATTTTAACTCGTCTATATTTTGCATTCTAGCTTCTGGATTAAAAGCACTTTCCATAGTTGATGATGGGTTACTTGTTAAACCGTAAACACTGCCCCTAGTTGCACCTAAATTCATAGTGCTTGCAGTTTTTTCTAAGAAGTTTTGGAAACGTCTTGCGCCACTTCTATCATTTAATATGGACCTTATAAAAGCTGGATCTTGGCTTGTTAATATTTCAGCAACTTGCCTTTTTTGTGGCTCTGTTAAACCTGGCATATTTCTGTTTATTATTTTCATTCCTAATTGAAAAAGACCTTGCAAATTAAAATCACCAAATCCAATAATGTTAGCTTGTTGCTGTGACGCTCCTAATTTAGCTGCTGTGTCTGAGCCACCTGTTAATTCTTTCGATGTTTCTTGTGCAAGTTTTGCAAAATCTGCTGTTTGCAAAAATTCTTCAAATTTATCTGCGCCAAACACTCTTCTCAATGCTTTGTTTTCTGCCCTATCATCATCTGTTATTCTTTTAATGTATGACGTTGGGCTGTCTTGTAACTGAGGACGTAACTTACGCAATACACCCATTTTAAATGCGGCTATAGCTTCTGGATTATTGAGTAATTCTAGCCTATCCATTTCAATATCAATTAAATCAGCGTCAAGCTTACCTGTTTTCCAAATTTTTTCGCCTAATTTAAATGCACTATTTTGATCCATCATAGAACTATATTTTGCTCTTGCATTTTTAGTTGCGTCACTCACACCATCTATTATGGCTCTTAAATCTTTTTCGACTGTTCCAACAGCTTGACTAGCTGTTTGAAAGTTTGTTTTTTCTGCAAGATTATCCACACTTTCAGCAATAGTTCTTCTTAATAATTCTGCTTCTTCTATTGTTGGCATACGGTCTATTGTAACAACGCCATCTTTATCTACACTAAAAAATTTAACTTTTTCTCTAGCATCTGCAATAATATCAAATCCTTGAAACCCTTGCGTTGCTCTTTTTGATCTTTGTAAAATTGATCTCAGTTCATTTCTAAACTGATCAGGTAAAGCTCCTTGCGCAAAACCCTTACTATACAAACCAGAAATTTCTTCTTTCATTGCATCAAATTTTGCAAATTGTTTTTTAAGTAAGTTTTGATTAACACCGCCACCTAATATTTCTGACGCTTCAGTTGTAACTGCGCTTTGAGCCGTTTTTGTTCTTGCTGGCAACTCTGTTTTAAATACAGCATTTGCTTGTGGGCTTCTCATGTAACCTTTAGCCATTTCTCTTATAGTTACATTATCCGCAAGTATTTTACCGTCTAAAACCATTTGTACGGCTTCATCTTCTGTCAGCCCTGCATCTCGTGCGTTTTGTTGGATAACCGTTTCAACTTGACCGCCTACATTGTTGCCAAGCTTTACTCTAAGAAAATCATAAAAACCTAACGTCAAAGGTTTTAACAATCTGCCAGCCACATCAACTGCGCCAGCCGTTGCACCGCCTATAGCCGTACCTGTAGCCCCACCAGAAGCACGATCAATCATGTCACCTTCAGAACCCATATAGCCTGTAACACCGCCTTGCGCTGCACCAACGCCTAGCATTTGTAAAAACGAACTTGGGTTTTTAAAACCTAAACCTTTTGCTATTGCACTTATAAGTGGCCTAGAAGCAGCAGTAGCAGCAACACCTGAACTACCACCTGTAAATGGTGACGCAGCAACGGCAGCTACGACAGGAGCTAATGCACCGCCAGCTTCATATGCTAAACTTTCTCCTGGGTATGCCGCTTGATAATCTTTGATAGACGTTTGTATTTCTTTTAATGTTTCTTCATAACCTTTATCGTTTACCATATTTCTAAAAAATGCTTCTACTTCATCAGCAGATTGAAAAGTCAAACCTTGTAAAAAAGTTCGTGCTTTTTGTTTAGGAACTTCTTTTGCTGGACCTG